ATCTGTATAGTCACTAGTGTTTATAAAAAATGAAATATTAGCTTGTGCTGCTCTTTTTGAATAAGGAGTATAACCAATGTTACGGGCTAATGATACAACATTCTCTCTTAATGTTGCACTATCGATAAAAACCTCATTCGATACCATGTTGGCATTGTATGAAGTGATATATGTATTGTATGCAAGGACATCAATTATAGTAGATAGGTTAGATCCCTCAAAATCATAATCCGTAAAATTAGAATTAGATCGAAGGTAATCTCTAATTGATGTTTTTATCTGGTCAAAATCCAGATTTGCGAAATTAACTAGGGGCATTATCTTGTTGGCTGTAATGCGAATGATAATTGTTGTGCTTGTGCATCTATTCCAATTATTTCATAAGTGATAATAACGTCGAATTCATATGAATCGGGATTGGCAGACACTTTTGTGGTTAATAATTTAACTCTGGGTTCATAATTTTGAATGGTAGTTTCTATTTCACTCTTTACTGATGATGCAGTTAAGTCATCAACGTTCTCAAAGAGCAATTCATTCACTCTTGAACCTAGACGATTATTAAAAAATCGCTCTCCAGGTGCAGTAAGCACTAGATTACGAAGAGATCGAGCTATAGCATTCTGATTTTTAATCGCAATAAGGTCATCAGTTAACGGATTAACTTGAAAAGACATACTTATATCTTTAAATGACCTACTTATGCGTTGGACAGGCACTATTATACGGCAAATATATCTTTATTTAGCACCCTAATCTATCACTTCAAAGATTTCATTATCCTCTATATTCTCATAAAGGTCATTCGTCACCTTTTTATCGCTTTTTTTAGGTACGATATTGTCATTTGCTATTTCTCGTAGCATTTTCTGGTACTGTTGGTTAGGCAGATTGTCTAAAAAGTCGTGCATTTTCGTATTCCCACTAAAAAAGGGACTCATAAAGTCCCTTTTATTTATTTTCCTTGGCCACGGTAGCGTTTCTTTGCCTTATTT